GGGGCTTTACGATGTGGTGTTTGATTCCCAGTACTGGACTTGGAACTCACCAGTGAATCGTTCAATCTCATTTTCTGAAGCATAGCTCAGATCGATTGGTGATACAGCTGTTGGGAAACAACCGCGGAAGTTATATGTCTTAATTGTTGAACCATCTTTATCAAGTTGCTCTACAATAAGATCCGCTTCGTAATCAACTACGTTTACAAGACCGGTGTTTGCACTGTGTGCATTCATACCGTTCATCCAACGTTCCATTGAGTCACGAATTACAAAATCCGTATCGTTAATGATAGTTGGAGTCCATACATCAAATGTACGATCTCCAGCCATTTTCAATTGTCTACCTCTGAATGGAACAATAATCGGTGAGATTGTTGAACCTGGTAGCTGTGCTGCCTCGCAGAGGAAAGATGATGTTTCCACATCTCCACCTGCATAAGCTGGGAAGTTAATTGTCGCTTTGAACAGATTTGGTCTAGCGCCGCCACCTCTCAACTTGGCTTTAAAGTCGTCTACTCCTAGAATAGCCATCTATATATCTCCTATACCGTGCCTGCGACTTCTTCAAAGTCAACACCGGTTCTAACAGCTACGAAGTTTAATGTAACGTAGTTGATTGAGCGTGCTGGCTTAATGAAGATGTTCGCGATGAATTCATTGCGGTCAACTACAGATGGACCGTTGTTTGTTGAATCACATACAACTTTAAAATCTGTAATACCACGGCGACCTTGAATCTCTCTCAAGAATGGCTCTACAATGTTTGTGAATTCCGCTCGAGTAAACTCGTCGTTGAATTCAAACATTACATTTCTAGCAGCAATTGCAATGGCTCTTTCCATTACAAGGAATAGTCTGCGTACATTGATTCTATCAAATGCAGAAGGTCTTGCCATGAATGTTTTGTCGCCAAATAGCAGAATACCACGTCCAGGAATGTTTGCCACTGGATTGATTCCAGCTTTATATAATGTGTCTCTTTCTGATTTAGTAGGAGAGTAAGATAAAGCTGTTACACCAAAGTACTGTCCACGTCTCTGACCAGCTGGTGAGAACCATGGCGCAGCGTTTGCGTCTGTTGCTGCCATAACACCGGCAGTAGTAGAAGCGGCTGGAATAAACACATATTGATCGTTAAATTTGTCGTAGACTTTTAAATAGTTGTTGTCTACAATAAGATAAGAAGATCTATTAAATCCAGATGCTGTTGTAGTTGCAGCTGTGACTGGAGTAGAGTTGTTTATTACTGCTGCTCTGTCTGGTGATGTTACCACCACACAATCTTTTCTTGTTGTTTGTGCAATACCTGCAAGATCATTTACAACTGTTCTTTGATCTGCTGCATTTGCCATACCAGGTGCAATCAAGAAATCAACTTGAATTGTATCTGCGTCTTCAAATAAATCAAATCCTGTAGCAACTTGTGCAGTGGTTAATGATGCTGAGTCTACACCGCCTGTCAATGATTTGCTAATTGCTGCGCTTGGGTTACCAAATGCTTTACCAGCTGCTGCTGAACCTGCATGTGTCATTGTAGATAGATCACCATCCCAGTGTGCTAGCCATACATATTCAGATCCGGAGTTAACAACATCCTTAGCATAATTGTTAGTACCATCTGCGGATTTTGCGTCAGACGCCATTGATACGAATGCAAATACTTCTAGCACTGCTCCTACAGTACCTGAGAAACTTCCGTCTTCGTCAATGACCGCGATGTGACACTCATCAGCTGATCCACCTCTTGCAGCCGCAAATGCGGATGTTCCTGGTGCTGCATCAAACTCTTCTTTGTAAGCCCATCCTGCAAAGCCAGCGGCTGTACAGATGTCAACTTTAAGTGAGTTACCTAATGCTCCAGCCCATTTGGCAATCCAGGCACCAACGTTGGTATCGCCTGAGTCTGCACCAAATGCGCTATTAACTGCATCCCAATGATCTTTGTTGTTAACATTTGTTACAACTGATGTGGATGATGTTGCGTTTTTAGCTGCTGATGTAAGTTCGCGGACGACATACATAGCAGAAGAATATCTTAAAAATTGTGCCGCAGACAAAAAGTCTACAGCGCCTGTTGCTGTTGGGGATCCAAACCTTTCGGCAAGCGTTGCCTCTGTGTCAACCAGAGTAGCTTTCTTTGCAGGACCCCAGCGAAAATTTCCAACGAATGCTCCAGTTGTAGATTGTACATTTGGGACAAAACCCGAAAGATCTACTTCTTTAACTGTAATCGCAGGAGATTCAGAGGGACTAAATGCTGCCATTTCTCTTTTCCTTTTGAGTTAATGATAAGATGTCATGATAAGGATGTTCAATTACCGTTATTTATAATCTTTTTATTCTCAGTAATATTCCTCTACCCATGGCTTACCTTTACCGATATTCCATGGATCATCTGGTTCTGGCTCAGGAGTATCAGCTAAACCGTCATCATGATAACCCCAATCAAGGATATCATTCTCTATTTCACTCATTCTTTGTTTAAACATCATTTCTTTCATAGATATGTCTGTCATATCCATAAACCTATCACCAAGAGTAAAGTATCCAAACATCACTAGATTCATCATTAGATCATCATGATTACCATCAGATGCTTCGTATGACTGACCTTTAGCAACGAATGTAGACATCTCTATAATAGTATCTTGATCGTGTATAGTAAGTTTTCTACTCTCTACTATATCTTTGATTGTAGAACAACCTAGACGTTTAACTTTCTTATTCATCATAACACCTAGTCCATTTGCTTTCAAAGCAGACTCTAGATGTAGATTCTCATACTCTAATTCATGATACAGTCCGTTACATACAATTGTACCTTGATCGTTATTCTCTACTACAACATAAGCTTCGTTATAATTAAAACAGTACTTATATATGATATTAGGAAAGAGTAACGGAGATATACGATTGTTCTTATATACACATACCTGCTCAAATGGTGATACAGATACGTCTATAATATTAAATGTACTATAGTCTCCTCCAACACCCTTTGCAACATCAACAGTACAAATATAATTATGATCTTTCTCAGGCTCTTTATATACTAAGAGGTTTCCACCCTCTAGTACTTTAATAGGATCTTTAGCCCTAAGCTCCATAAGGATAGAGCCGTCTATGAGTGTGTCTCCAGTGCCAAAGAAGGTATTACCAAACTCTTGATCGAATTGCAAGAGAGAAGTGTTAGCTATAGTTTGTTGTTTCCATTCATCATCACGTCCTGGAACATCCCACCAATCAACTCTGAAAGGTATATAATCATTTGTACCTTGTACAGCACCTTCCCAAAGCTTATGAAACATATTGCCAACACCATTAG